GCTTCTAGCACGATCACTCTCAGTTCGACACCTGCTAACCATGCAGACGTTCCTACTTTGGTTATCGAGCTAAACGCTCAACTTCCTGCTGGTATCGTAGCTTCTGCTGGAATGACTCTGAACACGATTCAGTTGACCGTTTCTGCTGATGCAGTAGCTTACCACAAAGGATGGGGCAAATCGTTCGAATTGATCGACAGCACTCCTGGTGATCTTGCAGCTATCGGCCTGACCCCTGGTCTCGTTGTATCTTCTGCTGAACCTGAAGTCGAACTTTCTTTCACGAATTCAAATACTGGTTTGAACGAAAACTTGAATGTTATCCCTGACATCGCTTTGACAGTTGGTTATGCTGGCACTACTGGCACACTGACTATCACTTCGACTGCTTTGACCACTACGGTCGCTGGCGGAACAGGCGCTAACCTGAATATTCCGTTGAACCAATATCGCACCGTCGCTGATTTGGCTACTTTCATCAACTCGCAAACTGGTTACACTGCTGTAGCGGCTCCGTCTGCTCAACAACAGCCTCCTTCGAGCCTCGATCAAGTAACCGCTATCGGTATCGCTGCTACTGAAACTGCTCAAATGCCTGGCCGCGTCAAAGACGCAGCTTATACCTTCAACGCTGTTGCTAACACTTCTGCCGCTATCGGATTCACTCCGCAAGCAGTGCAAGGTTTGCCACTCCCGACTACTGCAACGACCTACCTCACTGGTGGAACTCGTGGTGGTACGCTCGCTGCTGACGTTGCGAACGCCGTTAACCAAATGGCTGGTATCCAGTGCAATATCATCGTGCCGCTGTTCTCGCAAGACTCGTCTGCTGACATCGCCGCTGGTTTGACAGCTTCTACTTCAACTTACACGATTGCCGCAGTGAACGCTTTGGTTAAAAACCACTGTATTCAGTACAGCACTCCGAAATTGAAACGTAACCGAATCTGTATCTTGTCGTTCGCAGGTACTTACCTCAATGCCAAAGCACAGGCTCAAGGTCTCGCTAACTACCGCTGCTCTCTGACTATTCAGGGTTGTACGCAAGTTAACTCGACTGGCGTAATCACCATGTACCAACCTTGGTACGGTGCGTGCGTTGCTGCTGGTATGCAAGCTGGTGGATTCTATAAATCCATCACGAACAAGCTCGCAAACGTTATCGCGTTCACCGATCCTTCTGGCTTCGACTCAGGTTCGCCTGGCGACGTTGAAGACGCGTTGGATGCAGGTCTCTTGATCATGACTCAGAATACCTCTGGTAATCTCTGGGTTTCCGACCAAACGACCTACGGTTTCGACACGAACTTCGTGTACAACAGCCTCCAGGCAGTTTACTGCTCGGACATCCTTGCTCTTGACCTCGCACAGAGCTTCCAGACTGCATTCTTTGGTAAGTCTCTTGCCGATGTTGACGCAGCTACCGCTCTTAGCTACCTTGCTCAAAAAATGGATGGATACAAAAAACTCAAACTCATCGCTGGTTCTGATGACGCTCCTCTCGGATATAAAAATCCGAAAGTCAGCATCTTAGCTCCTGAGATGGACGTTAGCGTCGAAATCAAACTTGCTACTGCGATCTACTTCATCCCGATCAGCATTAGCATTAGCCAAGTCCAACAGTCGGCGTAATCTTAAGGATATAGGAGTACAAAATGTCTCAAACCGTCACAGGCTCACGAGCCAAAATTTATGTAAACAACCAGTTGGTCGGCACGTTCGAATCGTGTACGATCTCCAATACGACTGGTACTGAGGCCATCCACTTGCTGGGTCGCTACACTCCAGACGAAATCGTAATCACTTCTCGCGAAGCCGTAACTGTAACATGTTCAGGCTTCCGTGTTGTTGGTTTCGGTAAAACCACACTTCCAGCGGTCCCGAAAGTTCAAGATCTCTTGGGCTTCCAACCGTTCACTATCACTGTCGTTGACCGTCAGACTGGCGCTACTATGGAGACTATCCTTGGCTGCGTTCCTACTTCTGACAACGTCAACTACAACGCAAAAGCAACTTCTCGTGTAAACATTAC